AACAAGATTTTTGATTTCTTGCATAACGAAGAGGTCTATTGGTTCCAGTCTCTTCATCGAAATGTAGAAGACTACTTCTTTTAGAATTATGTGATGATAACATGTATGCTAACGGTGTGCTGTTAGACTTTAACTTGTAGTTTTTAGCTACGAACTTTTTTGTTTTTGACATTTTATTAAAATTTAATTAGATTAAAAAAAAAGGGGAGGAGATTAACCCTCCCCCTAATTACTTACTTAGTCTTGAAATAAGAAGAAGTTGTTTGCACCTAAAGTACAACAAGCTCTTTCACTCAAGAAGTTTACTTGCATTGCATCTAAGTCAGAAGTTCTTGCACCACCAGCAGAACCAGTAATCCAAGTTTTATATCTTCTGTCTTCAGCTTCTGACGCTCTATATCTAACATGTAAGAATGGACGCTTAGCGTTCTTTCCTAAGATTTGGTCATATACAGATGTAGATCCAGCTGGAACTAATAGTCCGCTAATTCCACCACCTACGATATCACCTCTCATTGAAGCATCGTTTAGATATTTCCAGTCAGACTTATAGAAGTCATAACCTCTTCTGAATCCAGTGAATCCAAGATTTAAAGCCATGTCTTCGTCATTGTCAAATAGACCATATGAAGTACCACCCGCTCCGTAAGAGTTTTGAGCAGCTAACATATCATCAATATCAAATGAGAACTGACGGTCTACGAAAAGAACATTCTCTTCAATAGAACCTTGCTTGTCTAATCTCTGAATAACTGTATCGAATCCAGCAAGTGTAGTTGGGTTACCACCACCCCATACGTTACCTCTGTTTCCTACAACAAAGAATACACCTTCTGAACCAGCGTTGATTGTACCCGCTGCTGGAACTGAACTTGAAAGAACTGCTTCTGCACCAGAGTTTGGAGCAGCTGGAACAGCCTCTATCATTGCAGTCTCAAGGTAGTCTTCAAATCTCAATCTTGTTTCATGCTCAGACTTTAGATACCATAAGTATCCTGATCCGCCATTTTCAGTAGAGATTTCTACCCAACCAATTTGAGCCATATCAGAACCACTTACTTCGTAAGTATCCTTAATGATAATTGGTTTGTTGTCAAAGAATACATCGTTTGCTTCTAATGAATCTACCATTCCGTTTGTTCCTTTTGCAAATTCAGATCCGTAAATCATTACAGATAAATTTGTTGCAGCTGGAACAACACCAGCGAGTTCATAGTAAGAAGCAGTAAATGTGTTCTGAGTCACAGCAGTTACTACAGCTTTATTGCTAAGTGCAGATCCTGGAGTGTTGTCAGAAATGAATACTGTTTGTCCAATTCTAACAGCGATGTTAGAACCTACTGGATTAAGAGTATCATTTACTGTAAATACACCAGCAGTACCACCTAATGCTGCTACTGTTACCTGAGTGTATTTTGTATGTAATCTACCTTGTTCAGCCCATTTTATCATGTCTGAGTTTGAAGGCATTTCAGCACCAACCATTCTTAAGAATGATGCTACTGTTCTATTACCATATCTTTCAAATTCCTTTTCATAAGTATCTGGAAGATACTGATTCAAGAAATCGAAATTAGTAATATAGTTTGAAGGAAGTGCTACTCTTTCCGAAGAAGGTTGTAGATCAAATCCTGGGTTTGCTAATACTGGCATTTCTTTTAATTTTTAAATTATTAACTTTTTTTAATACTTCTAATTTTGAGTCCTCTTCCGCTACTCGTGTCACCTACTGCTCTTATCTTTAAACCATCTTTACTGAGCGATGTTGGTGTCTTTCTCATCTCCATATTTATGTTCTTAGATTTTTTACTTACCTCATCTACAGCCGAGGTTACACCTTGATTGTAGAAAAATTCAGCAAACTTATCTATGTTCATAGCAACAGACATAGCTTTGTGGTATCCTTCAGCATCCGAAATCATTCCTGTCTCTTTATCCATGAATTTACTCGTGAAATTATTGACATCTGATTGCTTACTCTTTAGTTCACCACTATCTCCAGGTTTGAAAGTAAATTGTTTTTCTCCGATATTGAACTCAAAACCTTTGAACTCATCGTTAAAAACCTCACTGGTTTTATTTAAAAAATAATCGTACCTTCTTTTCTGTGCTTCTTGAGCATTAGTCGATTCCTCTATATAACTTTTATAGCTATTAAATTTCTCTTGATCTTCGTTTGATAACCCACCCCCACTTGACTCAAGAGGAGCTTTATATTTATCTCGTTGTTCATTAAGAAACTTCTTAGCTTTAACAAGTTCTCTTTTTTTAGCTAATTGCTTTTTCTTAATATCTTTTGGATCATCTAATTCTTCGTCAAAAGAAAATTTATCATCCATAATATCAGTAATATCATTACTATCCAATCCTTCTTCGGTTGAATTGTAATAAGCTCTTAGCACTTGGTCACCATCCATGTCATCATAGTTTCTTTGTAATTTAACAAAGTCTTCAATTCCACGACCAGTTTCCTTTTTATACTTAAAATACGCTGATACATCTTCTGGTAAATCTTCATTTGAATCTTTTTGATCAAACAATTTTTCTACAGAATCAATATCTTTATCGTATCTGTTTTTAATATATTTAAGAACGTCTGCATCATTTATCTCTGATGCGGGAGCTTCTTCTTTTTCTTTTACTTCAACCTTTTCAACCTCTTTCTCTGGTTTACTATCTTCAAATTTTTCTTCATGCTTAGCAAGTAATTGTTCCTCTACTTCTGCACGAGATTTTTCTTCTCCTGTAACCTCTTTAACGGTGAATTTAGGCTGCTCAATTTTTTCGTTTTGTTTTTCTTCCATTTTATTTAATTTAATTTGTACAAAGTTAATATATTATTTAATGTTTATTTAAGGTCTTATCTTGGTTCAAATTCCGCCAAGTCAAACCCATCTAAACTGTCTTCGTTAGATTCAAAATTTATAGGTGCTCCATTGTTTTTTCTTTGAGTAATCATTTTAGATTGCTGAGTATTACCCATACTTATACGAGCCGCCTTAGCGTCTTCTTTCTGAGTTTCTCTTGCGTCTATTTGACTTTGCTCCATACCTCTAAGTTGCATATTATAATTAAACTCAACGTCCATTAACCTACGTTTCAGCTCAGCTTCATTAGTTTGCTTTTCTATTTCAAAAGCAATCTCTGCTTGTTTGATTTGTATCTTAGCTTGTAGTTCAGCTTGAGTTTGTTGCATTTTAGCCTGAGCAGCTTGTTGCTGAATAGCTTGTTGTTGCTGTCCTTGCATGGCTTGTTTTTGCATTTCTTGTTGCTGAGTTTCTGTTTGTTTTTGTTTTCTCTTAACTTTTAAAAGCTGATTAGCCATTTTTAAATTATTAAGAGTTCTAATATCAATAGCATCTTCTAAATCAATCCCACCTTTTTGTAAAGCCATTTGAATGTTTTGTTCAAGCTGTGCTTTTTCTTCTTCGTCTGGTGACATTTCTATGTATATACCAAAGTCATATAGATAAAGATTTTTAATCTCTTCTATAATACCTAAATTATATTTACCAATCTGCATTGCAAACTCATCTTTAAAATCTGCGTACTCTAAAATATCAGCAGTTCTAATAGATAAACATTCAGCTAAAGTTCGTGTGATATATAAACTACCTTGCATAATATGTCTTGTAGCTACATTAGAATTTAAAGCAGCTAATTTTTGCACACCTACTAAAGAGTTAGGATCTGGCATAGAAGCATCTCTCGCTTCATTTAATCCAGTAACCTGTCTAATCATATTTAAATAATGATTATAATTACCTATAAGCATTTGCATCTTACTTCCACCACTATTAGAATTAAGTTGAGTAATAGGTACTTTAGCATTATTAAACTCACCATCTTGAGTATAGCTCCTACCAACTACAAGTCTGGAAGTATAATCGTAAAGCATCTGATGGATCATATGCATTACCTGTTCCTAAATCAACTTCACTTAATCCATCCGCATCTATAAATACACCATCTGGCACAACTTTAGAAACAACTTGTTGTATCTTTAAGTGTGTCATTTGAATTAAATCAGCAAAAGGAATCATTCTTCTTACTAAAGAATCTAAAGCTCCTTTATATAATCTTGGTGCACATGCAACATAATTTGGCATAGCATATTGGTTAGCAGAATTAGGACGAACCATGTTCTCCATCATCTCCCACTTTATTAATAGGTTACTACCCATTACCATTACACCATCATACCATACATCTATTCTTTTCTCTACTCTTTCAAAGTTCCCCTCATCCATCATTTCCTGTGGAGGATTAAACTCATCATCTTTTTCTACAGTTTTAAATGTACCTTCAGCCATTTGCTTTTTCTTGTACACAAAACTATTTGTACTTTTATAATTAAAAAATAATAAAGTACAAGTGTCTCTGGCAAACATACTGTTCTCATACATAGCCGCTACATTATAGTAGTCATACCATGATTGACTGTACTTTGATATTTCTTCTAAATCTTCTTCTGTTAAATCAGGATTAATTTTTATAACTTCCGTAATAGGAACTGTTTTAATTTCACCCCAATAAAAACAATCTTTAAAATAAGGATCTTCTGTATAACTATAAACAACATTTGCTGGATCAACGTACTCAACAGTAGCACCTTCAGAAGTGTTAAAGTTAGTTTTAACAGCACCTATTCCTAAAACTGTTAAATCATAATAAAACCTTTTTTTAATTAAATCGTAGTTACTA